TCTCTATTTTTAATTCCTTTTTTGATTGGTCTACCTGTTGGTGCTCAACAGGTAAATGTTTTTGATGAATGTAAGCGTTACATTATTGAGGAGGAATACATTCCTGGGTACTATACTAATACTGGGGATTATGTTGGCGGAAGGATTAGAAAAAACCGCAAACAAGTTCCTTGTAATGGTATAGGATATTCTCCAACATATCGACAACCAACAGCACAACAACCTCAGAGACGCTGCAGCCGCAATCAAAACATTCTTGGCGGATTGTTGGGTGGCGGTGTTGCTGCTTTGGTTTCTAAGAAAGATGCTTATCCCTGGGCTATTCCTCTTGGAGTTGTAAGTGGTGTAGCTGTTGCTAGAGCAGATTGTTGACAAATTTTGATTCATTTACTATACTGGGGTTCCAGACTTTAATTTGTTATGAAACCTCTTTTTGTTATTTCCAGTTTGTTTTTGATCACATCTCCAACACTTGCTCAAACTTATTATCCCCCTAGTTTCTATGGTGGCGGTTCTTCTCCAGTTGTAGTTCCACCCACAGTTATTAACACTCAACAAAGAATGGAGAATGAAAGCAAAAAGTCCTGCAACCAAAGTGAGGTTGATTTGTTCCTATTTGCGGTGAGAAGAACAAGAGGCGACTGTACTCAGTGACAGTTTGTGAGCTGCACACCATCCCTTGACTGGGGTGGTGTTTTTCTGTATATTAGCCATATTGAAACGGACATTGATGCTCACTCTTCGCCCTCATCAGCAACGCATCCTAGATCGTATGCTTGCTTATACCAAGGGCCAAATCATTGTGCCCACAGGTGGAGGCAAGACTATCTGTATGATTCAAGATGTTGCTGAGAATTGTAAGTATATTGACAACGGTATGACTACTGTTGTTGTTGCTCCTCGCATCCTCTTGGCAGAACAACTCTGCTCTGAGTTTCTTGAGTTGATTGATAAGACTCACACTCATATTCTCCATGTTCACAGTGGAGAAACTCATCACTATTCTACTACTAAAGCAGATAACATCCACGCATTTGTCAACACTGCTCGCGCAGCTGGTGAGAATGTGATTATCTTCACCACTTACAATTCGCTTGACCGTATTCGTCAGGCGGATATTGAAGTCAACAACATTTACTTTGACGAGGCACATAACAGTGTTAAGCGTAACTTCTTCCCTGCTACTGAGCATTTCTCTGCTGTTGCTGATCGTACTTTCTTCTTTACTGCGACTCCGAAACATTCTCTTACTGTATCGAAACCAGGAATGAATATGCCTGAGGTTTATGGTCAAGTTCTGTGCAATGTTCCTGCCCCTGAACTTGTTAAAGGTGGTTATATTCTTCCTCCTAAAGTTGTAGTCAAGCAACTTCCTATGATTAAGGGTCGTAAGGTCATGTGTGCCGAGGATGCTGACAATCTGATCGAAACCATTGATGACAATCAGATCGACAAAACTCTGATTTGTGCTCGCACAACCAAACAGATTATCAATCTTATTTCTCAGTCTGACTTCTGCTCTCAACTTGCTGATCGTGGCTATTCTTGGATGACCATTACATCCAAGACTGGCGCAATCATCGATGGTAAGAAGGTCAATCGGGAGCAATTCTTTGACACTCTTAATGCCTGGGGCAAGGATAGCAGCAAGAAGTTTGTTGTTCTTCACCACTCTATTCTGTCCGAAGGCATCAATGTCAGTGGTCTGGAAGCAGTCATCTTTATGCGGAACATGGACTACATTGGCATCAGTCAGTCGATTGGCCGTGTGATTCGTTTGGGTGACAAATCCAAGACTTTCGGTCTTGTTTGTATCCCTACCTATGACTCTGTTGGTATCAGCACTGCCCGTAAAGTTCAGGCAGTTGTCGATGTCGTCTTCCAAAAGGGCGAACCTGCTATTTCGGAGATCCGCAAATGACTATTTCAAAAGAACAACTAATTGAGGCTCTTTATCAAGAATATTTGTTTCTTTGTCATGATGACTTTGATCCAGATGAAGATCCTACACCAGAAGAATATCTGGAAATGATTAGAGAGATGAGTTATGATGAATTAGTTGAAGAAGCATCTGTTGATGAAGAATTTACGCTTGAGGAATACCTGAAAACATGGGGATAAAACAACCACCACAACCAACAATTCTTAATTCGGAATATATTACATCTGGATTTCTTGTTGGCAAAAGCTGGGAAGATCCAGATTTGTATGCTGCCGTTCCTCTTATGAGTAGCAAAACAAAACTCGCAATTATCTACCATGGGCACCAAATCAAAACTTGCCAAAATGAGGAATCTGCTAGAAAATTTATTCAGGAGCATAAAAAGAAAAACAAAAAATAAAAACATCACAGAATCTACTAATTCTGATTGGGAAGACTTTTGGTATGATGAAGATCGTGACCAGTTCTAGAACTGGCCATAATACTCCCATATGCCCCTAGAAGTGCTCTATACTGGCTTTAATGAGGAAAACCACTGGTAACTGCCTATTGACATTCTGCTCCAATTTGTATAAACTATCTTTGTAATTTAAACCCACCAATGGCACAAAAGTTTCTCTACATCGTTGAACATTACATTCCTTTTCCTCAGTCCGAATATGGTGGTCTGTGGAATGTAGTTGCTGAAAGTGATGATGAATGTTTTGACATTATTACTGAAAGTGATGATGGATACAATCAACAATATTATGCGAATCTCCGCGAAAACATTTTAAAAGCTAATACTTTTGCTCTTGCCGAAGAAATTGATTCTTGTCTCGTAGAGGAGTTTACCACATGAAATCGGATATTGTTGTTTCATGGGATCAACATCTCAAAAATGGTAATGTATGGAAGATTGAAATAGAACTTCCCATGCAAGATACTCCAGGAGATGATACTTACTTCTACAGTGCTGATGTTTATGTAACGGCTCCAACTAGAGATCTTGCTTGCTACATCGTCTCCACAATGTATCCTGATTATGAATCAATGTGCTCAGATGACAATCCAGTTAGAACTACCCCATGATTTCCCCCATCAACCCCCTAAGGGATACTCCTACACAGTCGAAGATTTCAAAAAAAATGTGGTCGCTATATGGATTTGCAATCATACCAAATTTGATTATAACGGCGGTGCTCCTGTTAGAAGTATTTGGGGGTTCTACAACACAAAAACAAAATGCTATCAAGCCCCTATTAACTCCTCCAAACCAGGAGATAAAGTAGACCTAGATAATACTCGCCCTTACACGGCTATGCCACTTCATCTTAATCCACTGGAGGCAGCATTTGTATGAACACATACATTCCTCAAGTTAATGATTATGTTCTTTGGAACAAAGGCAAATTCAGTGTTGAGGGATGGGTGTATTTTAAGGATAAAGATTATTTGACAATCGAAACCAAGGTGACACCTAAACACCCAGAAGATCTGCCACATGGTACACATCATAGGAATGAAAGATCATTAGTTGTATGCTATCCCGAATCATGGAAAGATCTCCAGTATGTAAAGACACGGAATGACATCTACGAAGAAAAATGAAAAATTTTTGGGAAAACTATTGGAAATGGAGTGACAAAATTAATTCCCCATTTCGGGAACATAAAGAAAGATTGATTCTTTATGTTGTCCTATCACAAACAGTATTGGTAACTGTCGGACTGCTCAATTTGTTTAGAACAACTAATCAAGAATTAATTTTACATTGCCGATCAATTAACTTTTCTGATAGTATTTGCATACAAACAAAAATCGATCATTCTACTTCTTAACAAAGTATATCCTGCATTTGACCAATCATGACAATTCCACATTTTAAATCCCAAGAAGATTGGGAAGAGTTTACTAGCATGTTTGATTCACGCTGGCATTGTAAGAAAGCACTGCTAGATCGTGTGAAGGATGACATGTTCCCTGGCACATCATGGCATGGACTAACATCGGGTCACATGGAAGTCATCAATGACATCGTACAATCTCTTCTGTATGATGTAGAGATGGAATTTGAGGAGAAGTATCCTGACTACAAACGTGTGAATGATGATATCTTCATCCCACGTCGTACATTCAAAGAAGATGTAGCAGAAGCACTCAAAGATGCTCTACAA